AAATGGAAAGTGTGACAGGCTTTTGCCCCGAAGCTCCCATCACATTCCCCACTTGTTAGCTTATAATTTCAGACAGATAGCACTCATACTGCCAACCAGTACCAGATGACGCCATCGTTGTATAATGCCGCAGATAACGATAAACGGTGCCATCAAGATCATTGGTAAAAGGCAGAATGTACCTACCTACAGTAAGATCGCTCCCGCCAGAGATCCGAGTAGAGTCACCCAACTCCAGAATTTGCAGGTCGTTAATAGTGCTGAACGCAGCATTTTTACTTCCCTGCAGCCTGAATGTGATTTTAGTTCCCCCAGAAACATAGGAAGCGCCATACACGTTATATACAACATCTCCTCTGGTACGGCCTTCACCAACATCAACATACGTATCCGTTCCAACAGGATTCTCACCTACCATGCTGGTTGCCACAGTACCTTTGGCCTTCAATACTAAGAGTTCGTCAACAACACGTCCTCTTGCACTTCTTAAAAATTCCATGTAAGCCATTTTATATACCTCACTATTTCAAAGATTACTGTTAAAGAATTAAATAGCCAAAAATACTATGCTTACGCAGCAATAACCGCATTCGTAATATAGCGCAGTCTTGCAGCTGCACGGGCACGGAGGATCGCCATAGAAACATACCATTCAATTCTGGTCCTCATCACAGGCTGGGTATCGATCTCACCCATATCCCTCACATCCATTTCACCGTTCTGCAGACCAACAACACCATTATCCGCAAAAGACAGGCAATAGATAGACGTGGTAACAAAAGTACCACCACTCGCCATTTCTGTAAACGGCATAATGTCATCATAGTTGTTGTCTTTATCAACAGTGATAATCGGGAGGTCGTTGTAGAACTGAACTCTTCGTCCAAATGCATTCAGCTCAAAGGTAATATACCCACCTACAGTATACAGTCTTGCAGCAGCAGCCAATCTCCTCTTCATTGTTTTGTTCATAAGCAGATGAGTAGGTTCATCAACTGTATCAATCAACTCATCCAACTTTGTCAACGTAAGAGCATCACCAGTACCAGTTGCACCAGCATCTACAACTTGATTACCCAAGCACCTTGCCTGTAGACCATCAAACTCTTTGGGGGTAACTTCAACATCACCCTTCACCATCGTTTTGGAAATGGCAAGGCTAAGAGCTTTGATCTTCATCGCTTCCTGCGGACCACGTTGCTCGATGCCGCCAGTTTTCACCAAAAAGACATCAACATCAAGATCACCACCAGCGATGGCTAAGTTCTCAGTTACCCTGTCTACTTTTCCAGAACCTTCCGTATACGCTTCGTTAACACCACGGAATCCAGCAGTAGGAAGTGTCATCTCCCTATTAAAAGTTTGCGAACGGCCAGGAATATTCTCAAAGGGCATATACTGCAGAAGCTCAGAACCTCTCGCATAAAGTTCCATTACAGTAGCCTTGAGAGTCTCATCTCGTCCAAGTGCTAATTTTGCACTTTCAATCAGCGTTAAAGCCATTTTTCATTCCTCCAAAATAGATTAAATTAAAATTAAATTGAAACTCTTCCGAGTTCTGTTCTCTCCGGCTACTCTATTTTTTCCAAAATTAAGTTAGCCCCTTTTTACGCAATTCGTTCAGTCTTTGGGCTGGGTTCATATCTTTTAGTCTTTCCAGTTCGGCGCGTTTACTGGCAGTACCACTAGTATTCCCCCCCGCTGCTGAACCACCAACAGTTGTACGTAAAATACTATCTTTATTTGGGTATTCATTTATCAGGATCTCAATCGCTTCCTCTGGTTGTGCAATATCTCCAGGTCTTGAAAGGCTATATATTGGATCACCTGCTTGGTAATTTATACCGTTAAATGGGTGAACAGCAACAACCTTCAGTCTACCCTCGTCTTCATCAACTCGAAAGTACCCACCAAATCGTGCATAGGCCATGTCTGAAGGTATTACAGTTTGTTCTTTAATAAATGCATTACTATCAAAAGCACCTTTAATTAGTAAATCACGGATTGCACTATCTTTTTTGTTGATTGCATCTTCCAAAGCACCAACTTTTCTAGTGTGGGAATCATCAATCTCTCTTATCTTGTTTTTGTATGCCTCACCAACTTGGTCTTTAATTTTTTCAATCTCTATATTACGGTCTCTGTCTAACTGATCTAAGTTGGCGACTGTTGCTAATGCCTCTTTCGCTTTTGCAAGATCAATTCCCTCAATAGCTTTTAATTTATCATGGACCTCTTCCGGGTCTAACTCACCAAATTTCTCTATCCGTGATTTGTACTTGTCTCGATCTTCCCTGTATCTTTTGGCTTCATTTTGCAATTCAGGAATTTTTGAATACAAATGAATTGCATTTAGACCAATCGGTACAAATTTATCATCTTCATCATCAAAAACAATAGGGTTTCCATTGTCATCTACATCAATACTACCGTTTTCCAACGATTTGTATTTTAAAGCCATGTTAATTACTCCTTGCCTTTCCGGGCGATTAAAAGTT